CGTACCGGGCCTCGTCTCTCGGTGTGTGCGACGTCCACATTCTCGCGACGGCGCAGGGCATGATCGGCGCGGACAAACCCGAGTGGTTCCAACAGGTGCTCGACGAGGGTTCTCTCGCTGAGGGTGTGATCGCCTGCATGTGGGAGGAGGAGACCGGCGTATGGACCGCAAACTCCCAACAAGAGGTCGAGCTGGAGATCGGCGAGATCGACGGCCGGCGCGTCATCATCCGCGGGCACATCGACGGGATGCGGGACGGCCTAGGCCCTATCGTTCTCCGTGAGTACAAGAAGTTCCGCAAGTCGACGTGGGAGAACTTCCTGCGCCAGGGCATCGAGGTCAACAAGAATTACCCGTGGCAAGCCAGCGTGTACATGCACGCGCTAGGTGCCGAGGAGTGCGAGTTCGTTGGCGGTCACCTGATCGGCTACTACGACAGCAAAGAGGAAGGTGACCCGCACCGCACGATCTACGACTCTCTCGATGACGTGCCGGCTGGCGTGATTCCCCTCCCTGAGATCAGCGAGGTCAAGCACAAGCCGATCCTTGCGCCTCCGATCGCGTTGAAGGACATCCGGGCTCGGATCGTCCGATGGGAGCGCCTGATCAACGCCGGCACCCCCCTGTCGGAGGGCAAGTGCGAGAAGCCGTACGCCTACCCGTGCCCCTTCTACACGCTGCATCCCGACGACGACGAGCCCGAGGTGTTCGCCATTGCGCCTGGCCCCAAGAACGAGGTGATCGGTGGCGCGATCAAGCGGCTGCACGGAACGACACGCCGGTTGACGGAACTGAACGCGGAGATCCGTCGCCTCGACGCGGAACGCAAGGCGGACACGGTCATCCTCCGCGAGGAGTTGGGCAAGCTGGGCCAGGACGCGAATGACGCGACAGTCATCCAGTACGGCAGCTTGAGCCTCACGCGAACCAGGTCCCATGTGGACGAAGCCGTGATCACACGCAAGGCGTACGACAAGGACTCGTTCACCGCGACCAAGACACCGGACCTGAGCGCCAAGCCGGCACCGCGCAAGGCCGCGAAGAAGGCAGCCGGCAAGACCGAGAAGACGACGCGAGTCGGAGGGAAGAAGTAGTGGCGACGACAACGACCTGCGACTCATGTGGTGGACCTATCCGCATGATCGACAGGAACAACAGGGCCGCGATGAGCGTGCACGTCAAGCAGAAGGGCATATCTGGTCTCGATCACACGGTGACCGCGATCATCACTCTCGACTGGGGAGGGAAACCGCCGCCTGATACGTGCCACAAATGCATCATCGCAGCCGTGAAGGCCGACCCCTTCAACGCGGGCGACAGGGACACGTAGATGCTCGTCAACCCGATGTTCTGGGTGTGGCTCGGCATCTTCGCGGAAGTCTCGATCATCATGGACCTTCGAGTCAACTACCTCCAGAAAGGACACAAGTGACCGTCAAGCTGCAATCCCCTCACGTGTACCCGGAGCGCTTCCTCCTCTACGGTGGTGGTGGTGCCGGCAAGACGGAGATCGTGCTCAACATCGCCTCACATCTTGTGACAGGCAAGATGTACGTCCTCGACGGCGACTACTCCGACCCGTACACCCGTGCCCTGGAGACCACCTACACCGACTGCATGGACATCGTCGACCACATCGTCATGGAAGACGATTGGGTGCCGTTCACGCAGCAGCTCGCGGACATGGTCGACAACGGTGATCCTGAGGTCGACTGGCTCGTGATCGACCCGTGTGGTCCGATCACGTGGGACATGGTCCAGGACTGGTACCTGATCACCGTGTACGGCGAAGACGTCGCCGCGCACCTCACCACCCTCCGTCAGCAGCACGCCGGAGACAACGACCTCAAGGCGTTCCACGACGAGCTGTCGGAGCACATGAACTGGCCGGTCATCAAGAAGGAATACGGCCGGCGCCTGTGGAACGTGCTGCGCAGATGGCACGGCAACCTGATCATCACCGCCGAGGCGAAGAAGACGGGTAGCCGTGACGAGGACGATGAGAAGATGCTGTATGGCCCCATCGGCTACAAGCCTGCGGGTGAGCGTCGCATGACCCATGTCGGCGCGACGAACCTGTTCCTTGACCATCCTCGACAAGGCGTGTGGCGGGCCACCACAGTCAAGGACCGCAACCGCGACGAGATGGACAAGGTTGTCATCGACGATTTCGGGCTCGACTACCTCGTGGAGTACGCGGGGTGGGAGATGGCCAGGAAGTGAGAGAGGAACAAATGACCGATGCACATGATCCCCACGCCCCGCGCTTCGCTTTCCGGTTGAACATCCGGCAGCCGGTCGACCAGGACGCGTACGAGGTGACCCTCGCGGTGAACTTCGTGACGTTCGACGTGGACGAAGTCAAGGCAGTCCCTGAGGAGCACCGCACCTTCCTGCGACAGTGGCTTATGGACCACACCACCGAGTCACGGTCACAGACGATGGTCGACGGTCTCACTGTGTTCCAAGCCCCCAACACCAAGCAGCTGTTCGAGCACACCATCGGTATGGTGTGCAGCAGCATGGCGAACGAGATCTTCAAGCAACTGCACTGGCAGACCACATCGGAGGAGGCTCTGGCGAAAGAGCTGCCGGTCCTCAAGTCCAACCCCAGGACCACCTACTCGCGACTGGACTCGCTATGAGCCGGTCCTACAGCGAGGCCCGTGCCGCATGGCAGGCATGGTACGCCATCTACTCCCGCGGCAAGGTGACGCCGGTTGGCTTCAAGCACCAGTGCAACGTTGCCACCAACTTCGAGGACGACGACTTCACGGTCCACGAGATGCCGATCGTGTGCTATGGGTGCCGCTACGAGATCAAGAACCCCGAGGTCGAATGCGCGCCGATCTACGGCGAAGCTGCGATCTCGGTGACGGCTACCGGTGTCCGCGTCCTCCGGCTACTGGAGTACGTGTACATCGACGCGGAGTCCGCCGCGAAGGACATGGCGGGATGGACGCATGGGATCAGCGTTGGTCGGATACCTGGCAGTGATCGTATGCGAGTGACGATGCGGTCCGCTGTGCTCCCATTCCAGTCCGTCGAGTGGACCGATGGGTGACCTGCCGTCACTCACCTTGACCGGCAACCAAGTCGCGTTCGTCCTCATGGTCTTCACGGTGATCCTGTTCGTATCGATCGCCGCGGCATACCGCGAGGGAACAAGAGATCGGGAGGACAAGTGATCTATGTTTCACCCGCTGAGCCCGCGAAGGTTCGGCGAGCCCTCATCGCGGAGTGTGGCGATGAACCGGAGGTGATGATGCATTACCTCCCCGAAAAGAAGGGTGTCGACTTCCTGTGGCGTGGCGTCGGTAAGTGGTGGGGTGTGCAACGTAAGGAACTGCATGACTTCCTCGCGTCACTGAACGACGGCCGGCTCGCAACCGAGCTAGGTCAGATGCACACGGGGATCACGATGCCTCACCTGATCCTTGAGGGGCGCGTGCAACAGACCACGACCGGCGCGTTGATGACGCGTGGCTACGGGCAGCCGATCCACATCGAGACCCTGTGGAAGCGCCTGTTCTCTCTCGGGTATGCCGGAGTGTTCGTGACGACCTCACGTGACATCGCGAATACCTGCCAGCTCATACGAACATTGTATGAATGGTCTCAGAACGCGTCACACATGACAGCACGCACGTGGCCGAAGCCGATGAACGATTGGGGTACGGCATCGAGTCGTGATACGCAGCTCGCGTTGTTGCAAATGATGCCGACGATTGGCCCGCGTATGGCGGAGAACATGCTCGACCAGCTGCCTCGCTCTCCGTTCTCGTGGAACGTCACTGAGCAGGAACTACTCGCGGTGGACGGCATCGGGCCGAAGACGGTCGCGAGGTTGATGCGAGTGTTCGACAGGAAACCGGCAACAGGAAAGAGGCACAGTGCCCCGTAGGACTTACCCGAAGAAGTCGCGTGCCCAGCGGATACGTGACGCCCGGGCTCGTGACGCCGCGACCGAGAGGTTGAAGGCGCGCACCGTAAAGCTAACGCGTCGACAGACACGGCGCGAGGAGCAGAAGAAGGCATGGGCAAGGCTGCCTAGCTGGATCAACAGGAGGAACGGCCAGTGAGTGATGATCGACACCTGAGGAATGTGGTGCTACGTGGGCCACAGATCAACGAGACCCCTCTCGACATGACGTTCCACTACGTCAGCGTCATCAACGCCACGCGCTGCGACCGTTGGCACAAGGGCTTCCCCAACGAGGTCGGCGGCTGGGTCGGTTCGGACTGGTCGAACGCGATGCAAGGTGAGGCCGGCGAAGCGGGCAACGTCGTGAAGAAGCTGCGGCGCATGGACTTCGAGCTGCCCGGTAACCGTGACCTCGAACGCGGCTATCTGCTCAACAAGCTGGGCGAGGAGATCGCGGACACGTTCATCTATCTGGACTTGCTCGCCACGTTCTACGGCATCAACCTTGCCGCGGAGGTGGTCCGCAAGTTCAACCGCGTGAGCGTCCGAGAAGGGTTCCCTGAGAGGTTGTTGTGAAGCCGGTCAATCGTGTCCGCGAGGAACGCAAGGCGGTTGGCCGGCTGATCGACGCGTTCGGTGCCGATGCTCTGGTCGCTCTGAACCGGCCGCCGGAGCTGAACTCGTATGAGCGGTTCAGGCGCCGTCTGGCGGTCGAGGAGCTGATCGAGGGGTGTACGGCCTGCCCGCTCCACGCATCGCAGGGAGGAGCCACGGAGCGGCCGCTGGTGCCGCTGTGGTCGCCGTTCCGAGCCCCTCGTGCCGGCCGGGCTGTGGTGGTCACGGACGCCCCCTCGATGCAGGAGCACCGGCTCGGCGAGTTGGGTCACGGTCCCCTCTACCAGACGGTCAGGGGGGAGCTGAGGGCGAATGGGCTCGACTCCGACGTGGTCACCTATGTGACGACGGTGGCGTGCACGCCGATCACCACCGACCGCCGTGGTACACGCCGTACACCACCGGAGCCAAAGGATGCCGCGACGTGCACCGCGAACTTGATGGCATCACTGGCCGCGGCAGACGTCGACTACGTGTTGCTGCTCGGTGGCCATGCGGTGCGTGCCTGGCGCAAGCAACTGTCAGTCGAGCAGACCGCGGGCAGATGGTTCGTGTGGAACAGTCGGTGGATGGTGTTCGTCGCTGAGCACCCGAGTGTGCTGTTGACGCGGTCCAAGTCGGCTGCCGCGTCGAACTGGCAGCAGCACATCGCCAAATTCTGTCTCGGTGTCCACGACCGCGTCGGCCTTGAGGTGCTGAGCGGCGGCTGCATCAAACCGGAGTGCCATGCCGGCACGGGTGCCTACGACGATGATGGTGTGCCTTGGTGCACGGAGCATTTCAAGCCCGGCAAGGCGACACGTGAGACGCGCAAGGTCAAGCTGACCGATACCGCGCAAGGCCAGTTGATGTGAATGCGTGCCGCGGACATAGAGGTCGGCGCGCAGTACGTCATACGTGAGTACCACAAGGCAGTACGCGGGTACCTCACTTACCATGACTTCAATTCCCGTCCACGTCGACTCCCCACATTCCCTGCGTACTGGTCGCGCCGGAAAGTGACCATTGTCGAGAAGGTCGGCAGGCGCTATGTTGTCGAGTGGATCGACCAGCGAGCCCTACACCAGATCCCCGAGCTACCGATGCGGTGGACGCCGCGAGTAAACCGTACGACAGTGACCCCATCCCAAGTGGTGGAGAGAGTGAGCGAGTGATGGCTGAGAAGGCCGGTAAGAACGAGAAGTACATCGTGTTCAAGCGTGCCGACTGGGACCAGATGATGGTTCGCATCACACAGCTATGCCCTGGTGGCATCGCCCCGGCCGCGCTCGGCCCCCTCATGGCCCTTGAGGCGAACGGCAGTGAGGTCGAGGACGCGGTCGTGATCCGTCGCCAAGACGTGTTCTCCCCCGGCATGCTGGCCGCGTACGCTCACAGCATCCAGATCGCGCTCAAGGTTGCGAGCCTTCACGAGTTCGGGGAGCTGAACGAGGTCGGCCGGCGCCTGTCAGCGATCGCGGACTACTTCCACGAGCAGTCCGAGTTGGCGTACGCGGAGAGCTACAAGATCCCCGACTAGGAGAAGACGTGTTCACTGCTAACCGTCAGATGTTCGTCGGCGCCGTCCTTGTGACGGCTACGACCCTGGTGTGCCTACTGGCACCTTACTGCATCCCATACAAGTGATGACCGAGACACCTCACCCCGCGAAGTTCTCCGCGCCGATCCTCGACCTGATACAGGAGGTGGTGCGTGACATCCTTCCCGCGGGCTCGACGATCCTCGACCCGTTCGGTGGCGTCGGCCTCATCCACCAGTTGAGGCACAACGACTACGACACATTCGCGATCGAACTGGAGCCCGAGTGGGCTGCCCAATCAGCGCGCCTTGGTCCAACATGGTGTGGGGACTTCTTCAAGTTCAACGCTGCGTGGCAGAACGCGGTGTGCCTCAATGGTGACTGGCCTGGGAAAGAGATATGGCCCGCGGGTTTCGACGCGGTGATCACCAGTCCCACCTACGCGAACCGGATGGCTGACAACCACAACGCCCAGGAACGGTGCAGGGCATGCATGGGTATCGGCTCCGTGAACCGTGAGCGTGCCGCCCAGATCGGCCAAGAGTGGGACAACATGCAGGACGAGTTGAACACCTGCATGAAGTGCGGCGGGCAAGGTAAGCGCAACTACAAGCGCATGACCTACACCCACCAGCTCGGTCGCCCGTTGTCGGAGAACAACTCTGGTGGCATGCGATGGGGCAACGAGTACCGTTGGTTTCATATGCGGGCATGGAAGAAGGTTTGTCGCGACATCCTCAGCGGCGCGGGAGCGGAGCTGTTCATCATCAACGTCAAGAACCACATCCGTAACTGGGAGGAGGTCGACGTCGCCGGCTGGCACGCCGAGCACATCGCCAAGCTCGACATGGTCCTGATCGAGGACTACAAGGTCCCGGTGAAAGGCATGGGGTACGGAGAGAACCGTGACGCTAGAGTCGCGAGCGAACATGTGATGGTGTTCAGGGGGAAGGAATGATGAACCCCGACCTCGTCCCTGACGGTCAACGGTGGACGCCACCTCTCACAGTGAAGTCACCGAAGTCACAGCTCAAGCGCGCCGCACTCATACGTCAGCTCGCGAATCGTGACGGCTGGTTGTGCCGGTTTTGTCGCCGGCCTCTCGCCATGGATGGCGGTGTGGAGATCCGCGCGACGTTCGACCATTGGATTCCGAGGTCGCGTCTGCCGCAACCCGAGAAGAACCATCGCCACCCTGACAAGCTGGTGCTGTCGTGCCAGCCTTGCAATCAGATCAAGGACAGCATGACCGGTGAAGAGTTCCTTGCGATCCCCTACCAGGAGCGTGAGGCTCGACGAGAGGTCTGGCTGGCGAATTTGAGGAAGGGGACACATGAGTGACCATCGACCGCGCTTGAACCGCAAGCAGCGACGCGCCATGGGGGAGCGTGCCGGTGCCGAGTTCGCCCCCGCCGACTGCCCCCAGTGCAACGCGTACCTGGAGAGACACGGTGAGACCCTGCGTGCCGCATGTGCGAACGTTGGTATTGAGCACGGCCTCCTACCTGACCAGGCGTTGATGCTGTGGCTCAACGGTTTCCATGACGCGGGACACAGTGAGAAGGTGCACCCCGAGTTCGAGGACGGACCTGGGCCCGCGGCGAACTGACCCAACCTGACCCAACCTCAGACGCGCAGCAGCCCCCGCGATGACGCGGGGGCTGCTGGGGTAGTCGGTGTGCGATCGGCTACAGGAACAGCACGGACCAGGTCTGGGACCCGACCACGCCGTCTTCGTGGATCTTGACGTACCGCTGCACGTTGCGGACTGCGCGCTCGGTCATGTCGCCGAACTTGCCGTCGACGCGGAGCCCTTGCCCGGCCTTGGTGTTGAGCAGCGCCTGGAGCGAGGTGACGTCGCCTCCGGACATGCCGTTGCGGAGCACGCGCAGGTTCACGGTGCAGGTACCTCCCGGTGGTGGGGGTGGATGGGGTGTCGGATGGGGTGTGCCGACGACGCTGGTAATGGCGCGCAGCACGGACACGGCGACACGCTCAGGGCCGGCGGGGGCCTTGAGGAGTGCGGCGTCTTCGGGGTTGGAGTGGAAACCGGACTCGACGATGATCGCTCGCCGGTTGCCCTGCGCCACCGCGTGCTTGACGCCGTAGTAGCCGGCAAGTTTGGCGGTGTAGTTGTCGCCGCGGAACCCGCGGGTCCAGCCGGCCGCCTGGTACAGCTTCTTCCACGCGTCGGCCAGCACCTTGCCCTCGGGGGTTTGGTAGCCGACTGACGCGCCGTGTGCCGATGGGCTGGTCGACGAGTCGTAGTGGATGGCAACGAACACGCCGCCGCGGTACTCGCTGTCGGCGACGTCGGCGTTGATGATGTGGGGCTCGAAGCCGGCAGCCGCGAGGTGACGTGCAAGCCGATCCGCGGTATCGATCGCGAAGGCTTGTTCTCCTGGGGCACCGGTAGCGCCTGTGGTGCGGGGCACATGACCCCGTTGGATGACGACGCGCATCACGTCGCCACGTCGTAGCGACGCTGGGTGTCGAAGGTGGCCGTGTTCGGGTTTCCGACCTTGGTCGCGATCCAGCTCTTGAGGACCGAGAGCCCGGTGGCGGCGACGGGGATCAGCTCACGCGGCAGGTTGAGTGCCTCGATCGAGACGGCCGAGACGACGACCTCCGCGGCCGTCCATCCCGCACGCGCGGCGACGTCGCGCCACTTCTTCGGAATCCTCTTGAGGAAATTGGGCATGTGTTGTTCTCCTTGGTAGAGATCTATCCGACCTTGCGTTCGACCGTTGCCAAGCGCGCGTCGATTCCTTCGACTCGCGCCATGACCACCCGGAGATCTGACTTGATCTCGGCGTGGTTCGCCACGATGCCTTGGACGTCGGCTGCGATCTGCTTGACGTTCTCGACAAGGGGCGGTGTGTCCTTCGGCTGGTTGTTCACCGCGCTGTCAATGCGGTCCACCTTCGCGTTGGTCTCGACCATGGTCGACGCAGCAAGGTCGACTTTGGTTTCGGTGCGATCGACTTTCTGTCCGGTGCGAAGGTGACTGACGATGATCGCGAGGGTGGGGGGTCCTGCCGCGATCGTCGCTACCACAATCGGTGTCCAGTCCACTGGTTCATACTCCTATCAACTGTCGTAACTGGTCAGCTATCGACTTGGGCGTATCGGGCGTTAGGTCAGCTACTTGGGGGCCGTTCATGTCAAGCACTTGGCCGAAGTAGGCGCGGAGACTTGGGTACCTGAGAGCCTCACGCCAATCACCTGAACGCTGAGCCTCATTGCGTACATCCGACGCGGACAGTTCGCGTGCAACCTCTGAGCGCATCTGCTCTTGAGGCACGTCGACTGAGCGGTAGATGGTGGGGATGCCGGCCATGGAGAGAAGCTGCCGGTTTGCCGCGGCAGGATCGTAGCGTCGTAGCGCCTTGTTCTCCGCGTTGAGTCCCAGTGCTGACGTGAACAGCCCGGCACGTGGGATGGTGTTGAGGAGAAGGTTGTTGAACAGACCACCTGTAACGGGCTCCATGCGCCCAGTCTGGGGGTTGTACCTGAGCGTCGGATAGGCCTCCGCTTCCCCGCGCTTGACGCCTACGGATTCCAGCACGGTCGAGATGACGGGGTTGGTCGCGCTAAGCCATCCGCTGAGGCTGAACATGTCGCTGATGTCCCCGAACGGTGAGAAGGGCCGCAAGGGGATCATGGTCTGCTGGCCCTTGTCGTTGACGCCGCCGAGGGGGAGCATCCCGAGGAATTCGTCGGGAAGCGCGCCCAATCTCTCGCGTTCCGCTTCGGCTAGTTTGGTGACGATCGACGCGCGGATCGGGTGGTCGAGGGGGTAGCGGCCGATGAAGCGCATGGCATGGCCCATGTACCCGTAGAACGGGATGATGGTGCGAATGGCTTGGCGCTCGATCGGTGTGAACGCGGAGTAGTCGACGAGAACGCGGCGTACCTGTTCGACTGCGCCGGCAGCAGCCTTCTCAGCGCTTGTACCCTTGCTGAGCAGGTTGTCATACTCGTTCATGTAGACCATGCCGCGGTAGATATTGTCGCCGATTCGCTGGAGATGCAGCGACTTCTCGACCACGCCGTCTAGCGCGGACTTGCCTCGCTTGAGTGCTTCGGCTGCGGCTGATTCCGTGAACGCGGCGTACGCGTTCTGTCCCATGGTGAACTTCTGGAAGGATCGCGACTTGAGCCACGCGTCTCGGTTGAGCGTCGGGAGCGCGGGGTTCTCCGTCAGCATCATCGCCTTGAGTTCTTCGTTGGGGATCAGCTCAGGGTGCGCGAGCCATTCCTTCGCCTTGGACCAATACTTGAACGGTCCCGGTCCTGCTTCGGCCATGGTGGCGACAGCATTGGACAGGAAGTTGTTGGCGATCACCTGCGGGGATAGACCGATGACGTTGTACCGGAACGCGTTGGTGAAGGGCTCGACGATCTGGCCGACGAGCGATGGTGGCTTGACGAGACGGTGCAGGTTCTCCGCGACGGCCTTCGGGATGTAGTAGGCCTCTTGCCGGAACTTGTCGAGTCGCACGCCACCCCACGAGAACCCCGCGGTCTCGGGGTTGAACCGTTCGTAACGGCGCCGGATGATCTCTTGTAGGTGCCCCTCGAAGTCGAGTGTCGGATCGAGTACGGCACGTTGCCGTGCAAACGGCGCGAGGTCTTCGCGTAGTTGCGCTTCGGGCTTGCCGACTGATTCGATGATGTCGTTCGCGTAGCGCTCGCGATAAACGTCCTGGAGTAGTTCGCCGGCCTGGGCGGTGAGGGACACCTGCACGTCCCCTACCGATGGCGACAGGTCGAGGGCTCGTTCTTTGCCTTGGGATGCGGTAACCGGTACGGGGCCGATGTTGCCGGTCTGTGCTGCCGTGGCACGCCCAGGCGAGACCTTGTGCACGAAGATGGGGTCTTCGCCCGCGTCACGCAGCATCCGCCATGTGGCCTTGACGTCGCGTTCCAGTTCGCGTGTGAACGAGAGTCGTTCCTCTGGGGTCATGTCGGGGAACGCCGAGCCCCATCGTCGTTCCTGTACGGCACCCACAAGTTGGGCTGCTTCGTCTTCGCTGAGGCTGCGGCCGAGTGCTCGCTCGCGTTGGGTGACAGCTTCTTTGCCCAGGCGCCCACGCAGGTCTTCCGCCAGTAGCTCATCGAACCGTGACGGAGGGTTCGCGTTGATGGCTGCGTCGAGTCCACGCTGCTGCTGGGCTAGCCTCTTCGCGGAAGCCTTACTGCCTACCTTCGCGTCGAACTCCATACGCCGTGACGCTGACCGGATGTCTTCACGCAGCGCGGGCCATTCCGCCTCAGGGAACGTGGGGGGCTTGCGCTCGTAGAGGTTCTTCAACGCCGCGGTGGCACGGTTGCGCTTACCGTCCCTGACCGCGGTCTCCAGGAGAGTGACCTGCCGGTCCTTGGTGTTGCGCTTGAGGACGTCGATGATGTCCGTGATCGAACGGCGTGGTTGAAGAGGAGCCACGGGATCAGGCAGCCCGTTGACCACATCATCGAGCGAAGCCCGTACAGCATCCCAGTTGCCGCGTGCTCGATGCAGCGACGCGAGTGCCGACTTGACGCCTTCGATCGGTAGCCCATACGCGTCCATCACCTGCATAACTGCCCGCGTCGACTTGGAGCGCCCAATGTGGGTGCCGTCTTCGAGGGCGTCGTCGATCATTGCCTTGAGCCCATCACCCGTGAGCCGGCCGGATGGGTTCAGGTACTCGTTGCGGAGGGAACCGATACGGCGGGTGGTATTGACCGCGGACTCGCGGGACCGGAGCAGCTTCACGGTCTTGGTCGGGTAGAACTCACCGCCGTACTCGCCGAGGATGTCGCGGGCTACGGCCTCGTGTCCGATGTCGTCTACGAGGGTGCGGTAGTCGTTGACGAACGCGGGGTCGTAGTTCTTGATGTTGCCGGTAGTGAAGTCCTTGGCGACCTGGGCGCGCCATGCTTCTCCGACCTCGGTGGTGTCGAGGATCTGAGGGTAAGTGTCGGCGTGCTTCTGGAAGGTCTCCGCGATGCGCGGCAAGAACTCCTCTAGTGGCGTCTCAGGCTTGACGGCACCTTGCACTAGGCCCCGGTACCGTGCCTCCAGACGTCCTCGTGCGCGCATAACGTCGCGGCTTGTCTTGCCGAACGCCGCGTCGATTGCTTGGCCTGGTCTTGTCTCTTCTCGTACGAAGTCGACGGTCTGCCCGAGCCGGTTGCGTGCCAGCTCGGCGACACCGGTCTCAGGGTTGACGACAGCCTTGTTGGTAAGGAGCCCGGTCAGGGCACGGGGCCGCTTACCTGCCTGCTCGGCCGCCTCGACGAGCAGTTTGCCGGTCGTGGTCCCCTTTGCGAGGGTGTCCGCGGCAGGCAGCACGTCCATGGCGGTGTACAGCGGATGGGAGATGGCTTCACGTAGTCCCTTGGTTCCGCTGAGGAGGTTGGCGAGGGTGAATGTGCCAGGGATCAACCGTATGCCTGGACCTTGCAGGGTCGCGGCGAGAGGGTTGGCGCCGGCCTCTTGTGCTTCCTGCACACGTTCCGCGAAGTGAGGTAGGTCACCCACCTCGTGGATCATGGCGAGCGGTAGGCGGGGGATGGACTTGAGGACGGTTGCGAGGTCGCTGCGGAAGTTGCCGATGAGGTCGAGCGGGTTGCGCTCAGGTGCAGGAGTTGCCTCCTGGTTCGTCATCGCCGTACGCGCCGCAAGCAACGTCTGCTGCCGCGTCAACGGGGGCGCACCTGTCGCGACTCGTCGTGAGTCCATCGAGATCAACGAGTCGCGGACTGCCGGGCTCAGCTGCGCGATGAGCGCCGACATTTCCGTGTACTTGTTGGTCAGCGACTTGAGGTGTTCCGGGTACTGCGGATCGATGGGTGGTGCAGTGGTCGGTCCCGGTACCGGCTGGAACGGTGAGTACGCGAAGTCCGGCACTACACGCGTCAGCTGCGTGAGTGGGAACGTATCGAAGTAGCTCACCTATCACCTCACTGGGCCGGGTAGGCCTGCTGCTGTTGCTGCCCGAACATGAAGGGCTGCTGCTGGCCCTGGAGTGGGGTCGCGTTGATGATCGACGAGAAGTCCATCTGCGGGATGCCGTTGTTGCCGGTCTGCGTGTTCATGCCGTACAGGCCAGGCAGCGACGCGAACTGCTGCATGAGGTACGCCTGCTGCGTCGCGTTGTCGAACGGAATCCGTGCCGCGTCCTGCATCGCGAAGGCACGAGCGGATGGGCTCTTTATCGTCTGCGCGGACTCGCGCATGGACTGTGAAAGCTGGTCGGCGAACTGCGTGGAACGGTCGAAGGCGCCTTCCATCATAGGTGCCATCCATGCCTGCGCTGCGGCGAACATCGCGTTGCGCCTCGCGTTGTCCTTCCTCATCGAGTAGTCCTGGGCGATGAGGTCGGGGAGAGCGGCTCTCATCTGCTTCGCGACGTCGTTGATCTCGCCACGCTTGAGCCCTTCGGTGGAGAGCTGGAACTGCGTCATGAACTGGCGGCGAAGGTCAGGTGATGCGGAGAACCGGTCGAGCGTCTCGCGGAACTTGTCCTCTTGCTTGGTGTAGGCGCGCTCGGCTTCACCTTCGTCGGAGCCGCGGCCGGTGAGTAGGCCGTGCGCGAAACCGAAGCCACCACCGAGCAGACCGCCGACACCGGTACCGACGAGAGGCACGACGGAGCCGATGCCCATGCCGACACCCGCGCCGGTAACTGCGTTGCGAAGCGCGTCGTCAAGGGTGCCCTCACGGTGACCGACAACCTTCTCTACACCCTGTCCAGCCAAGTACCCGCCGAGGCCGTAGAGCCCTGCTCGACCGAGTGAGCCCGCCTGGAGCGACCGGAGCCCGAGCCCGGCCGTGGGTTGTCCGGCGAGCCTCGCGGTGAGCCACGTAGGCCCACCAGAGCCCGCCAGGCGGGTCGCCAGCCCCGTCCGGCCGGCGAGAGGGGCAGCTGCCTCGACGACAGCAGGAGCGGCAGCCTCAGCGGCCGTAGGAGCGGCCCGAGGGGCGAGCTGAGAGGCGATCGTGGGCGCCGCCTGGCCAACAGGTCCGTTGCCGACCCGCGCCCAGTAGGACGGGTCGTTGACGGTCATGGCCGCACGTTCCGCGGGGGTCAGCTGCGTCAGGAGCGCGGGCGGCGCGAGCGACGGTGGCGCGAAGGGTTGTCCGCCGAGCATCCACGGCATCTGTGGGCCAACGACCGGCGGCGGGGGAACAACGGGAACAGGCATTGGTCGCGTCTCCTAGAGCCCGAACAGCTGACCGTAGAGTGCCATCTGCTGCTGTGCGTATTGCTGCTGTGCTTGGTTGGCTGCCGCGCCGTATCCCGCGAGAGCACGTGCTCGTGCTGCACCGGAGCCAGCGCTGGCCGACGCACGATTCGACGCGGCACGATCGCGAGCAAGCGCTGCCTGAGCTGCGGCCTGGGCGGCTTGGATGCCGTAGGTCATCGCGATCGAGTTGAACGTCTTCTGGTCGAGGCCGTAGTCGCGGGATGCCTTGTTGTACTGCGCGGCACCTTGCTTGTACTGCGTGTTGATGGCGTTGAGTGCCTGCTTGAGGTCCAGCCTGTTGCCGGCGAGCCCGATGCCACGACCCTCCACAAGATCACCCGACTGTGCGATAGTGCCACCAGCGGTACGCGCCCCCCGAGCAACCGCATCGGACGCGAGCCCCCGCATCCCCGTGTTGTACTGGAGATTGGTCTGCCGATTCGCGAGACCGAAGCCCTCGTTCGCGTAGTTCTTCCGCGCCCCCAGATCGTTCTTGAGGATGTCCCAACTGCCCTGGGCATATCGCCAATCCGACGCGGAACGCTGGCGCCCGAGGTCGACGTTGCGATACTTCTCCTGCTCGCGCAGCTGCCCACCGTAGAGGAGATCCTGGTCGATGCCCCGCATGGTGAGCGCGTAGTCGCGACCAGCCGCGGCCGATCCCGCACCGGCCGCGGCAAGTGCCGCGTTGCGCTCCGCGGCGAGAGCATTCAGGTTGCTGTTGTAGTTGCTGTAGTTGAGTCCTGCCGAACTCTGCAACCAGTTGAGCGCGGCCTGCTGCTGTGCGCTCGGCTGTGGAGTGCTGTAGTTGCCGCCGAGGACGTTGCGGCCGATCGTGCCGACAAGACCACCGCCACCGCCACCTCCACCAGGGGGCGGTGTGGGAAGACCGAGAGCCATGAGTCGAGTGTACCTTCCCGCTAGTAGCCGTACGGGTCCATCGAGACCAGCCAGGCGTCCTGGTAGTAGCCCCCCGGCGTGGGAACGACCTCACGGTTCACCGCGAGGAAGTCGACGTTGTTCATCAAGGCGTCCCGCTTCTCGTTGTACGACTGGAGAGCCTCAGACCAGCGCTGGTCCCTGTCGCGTCGTAGCGCCTTGTATTCGACGTAGTCCGAGATCGCGTCGTACCAGAGGGCGGGAACATCGGCTGTCGCCGCGCCGACAACCGGGATGGCGATGGGGGTGTGGAGCTGTGACACCATGAGGAAGAGGCTGCCGTTGACCGTTGGTGTCGGGTACAGCTTGAGCATCGCGGTGGGGGAGAACCCGACGACAGTGAACCAGTTGGGGTATGACGACGTCTGGTTCTGATACTGACCCCACACCTGATCCATGCCTTCCCAGTGGCGCGGGATCAGGGGGATACGTCGGGTGTCTCCGGTCGCGGTCCAGTACGCGTGCTCGACGGAGATGACATCTGAGGTGAGATCGTACTCACCATCATTGGCCGTGACCGCGACAGTCTTCGAGCCCTTGAGGTGACGTGTCGAGCGAGCAAGATCCCGCGCACCCTGGTTGATCCAACGACCAAGCATGTCGTCGGTCCACTGCGCGGCAGCTGGTTCGTCGAGCATGTCGCGGATGTCGGTGAGGAGTTCGGAGACCAAGACCATGATGCACTCCTACGAGAGCGGTAGCGGACCGTAGTAGGTGAGAGAGAAACGGGTGACGACGTTGAGGTTGCCACCGGAGTCCTGTCGAGCTAGCACCGTCAGTGTCTCATAGGGCTCGACTCCATGGTAGGTGGTGGCGCCATCCCCGGTTGTCGCGCCGGCCGGCAGCACCGCGGCAGTGGGGAACAGGAAGGTTCCGATCTTGGAGCTGGACACCAGGTGTTGACGCGTTTGGCCCGCGGCGTTTGCCGCGAAGCTGCCCGAGATACCGACCTGGTAGACCCCCGGCGTGAAGATCGTCACCCCGAGCGCGTTGACGTCGTACTTGAAGTGCGGGTTCCCTATGGCCTCAGCGAGGTTGTCGATACCAGTCGAGACGAGCCCCGTAGCAATCGACTTGGTTGACGTGAACAGTGCGGGCCGTGGGGTGCGGTACTCGATGACTTCCTTGACCTCACGAGAGTGCTCAAGTAGCTCCCGCGTGTACTGCTCGAAATGCGCGGCGTTGACGCGCCCTTCCGCGTCGATGCCAACGGTCGGAAGGTTGAGCAACATGCGACGGGTTCGTATGTCCCGTCGTTGCTTCGGGGCTACCATCACCCAGCCCTAGGTGTGGTCTGGCGAGGCCTGATCCCAAGACGCAGAGAGTGTAGTTTCGGCGCGGCGTACGGCGCGTCGGCTTCGGGATCACCTGTCGCCTCCACGCGAACCTGCACGTACTCTGCAACGAACATCGGAGTGATGTCCTTGCGGAGAATCTGAGGGTTCTTGTTCGCGGGACAGGTCAGAGTCACGGTACGCGTGAAGGTGTTAGCACCAGTCTCGTCATACCCCTTGAGCGTGACCACAAATGTGGAGTTGCTCTTTGCGGAGCAGACGATCCGCACATCCTGGAACGACACGCGTCGACCACGCGTTTCGACGAGGGGCTGCGACTGCCAGCTGTAGTACGTCGCGAGGAGGTCGACATTGAAGGCGTGGAACACTGGCCTTGACGCGACGCTCTGTGACCCGACCTTGTAGGGAAAGGCCCACAGCTGATCACCGTTGCTCGGTACGTAGCAATTGTACTTCCATGTGTTGACGGTGTCGGAATACGGAAGCCGCCACCATGAACCCGTGTCGACGTCGTATACGTAGTTGTTGGGCACGAAGATCATGCCGTTCCAATACGCGAAGCGCCCGTATGAACCGTTGAAGTTAATGTCCGTCTCGGTGTAGGGGTTCCAGAACCAACCGTCGAGCTGCTCGGATAGCTTCCTTGTGCTGTCCCCGCCGTCGAACACGAACACGCCGGTCTTGGTCCCATACACAAACCCGATAGGTGTCTGCGCGCCCTTTGAGACGATGCCATGGGTAGGCTCGATGTGCGGCAGGCGACGTACAGTGGGGTTGTCGAGGTCACCGCGAACCAGCGCGCCACCTCCACGGGCCTTCACTATGAACAGTTCGTCTCCGGTGATGACGCCGACCACGCCGATCTGTGAGACCTGATCTTCCGCGACCTGCAAGGGGATGTATCCGCGCATGTACTCGACGCCTGACACGTAGACGTCGCCGATGGGCTGCCCCCATCGGGAATACCAGAGGATGTCGTCGGTGAAGAACATGCTGAGCGAACCGGCCGCGGCAGGGTTGTTCTCCAGTGCCACCAGGAAGTCGCGAAGTCCGGTCATGTCCGGCATCACGATCCGCCCCTGATGCGCTACAACCATGTAGGGGGCGTAGGGGGAGTTCTTCTCCGCGGTGATCTCGAAGTCGTCCTTCTCGTGGAAGGACCATTCGTCTGTGGGATGGGCCGCGCCGATGTCGTAGCCGTCGGTACCGACCGACATGCCGATGACGCACGCGTTGAATCGACCGTTCACACCTAGAGCGAATGTGGTGGGGGAGTAGACGGTCGGCTTCTTCACTGGAGCTACACCACCGGGGGGCGGATAGTAGTCGGTCAGCCACGCGAGTTCGGTAGCTCCGATGGCGCCCTGCTGTAGGCCGATGATGTCGGGGTTGTTGCGATGCCGGAAGGACACAACTCCGACCATGACCGGCGTCGTCTTGGAGACGTCGAACTTGATGCCGTTCGCTGAGATCGTGTCGGGGTCGGATAGGTGGTCGAGGCGCGAGTTGGCGAGTGAGCCCGCGGGGAACCCAAACTTGGTGTCTGTGTTCGTATAGCGGTTGGTGCTCCGCGAGAAGAGGTAATCGTAGACGTTCTGGTAGAACGCGCCGATCCTGTACTCACGTCCCAGGACATACGCGTAGTAGTTGTTGGCTACGCCGTCACCAGCCGGCGCGTAGAAGAACCCCCACAGGCAGTAGACCGACGAGACCTCGGTCGCGTTGTTGAACACGAGGTCATACCAACGCGGGGGGGACACCTCGACGTCGAGAAGGAAGGCTGCCGGCGCAGCGGCAGGACGGTTCGCGGTGGTGTACAGGTTGGTGGGGATGCCCTCGGTTGAGTGCGAAGACGAGAACGCCTGAGGTAGGGGGATCAGCGCGCCGGTCTTGTCGACTCGACATGAGTACGTGTTCTCAACTGTAGCCGCGCCGTTGCCGGGCTTGAACCCGCGCACTGTGTCGGCTGCTGGGCCAGGAAACCTCGCTGTGTCGAGCCCGGCATGGATGTCGGAGAAGATACCTGGGGAGAAATCGTTGATCTCGATGAATTCCTCAGGCGCGGCCACCTAGGTCCCCCGCGTACTTGAGGCGCAACTCGACGTTGGCGAGCTGCGCGCGTAGGGCCTGAACTTCCGCGTGCTGAACCTGTACTTCGGCCTCCAGGCTGGCCGTTGAGTACTTGACGGTCTCCCGACGCTCGGTCACCGGTAGATGGTCAGTGTGGAGCCACGCGCTCGCTTGATCGCTGATCACTCTGCTCTGCATGTCACCCAACTCGCGGAGCTGCTGCACGAGTTCACGCGTCAGCTCACTGTGCTCGGTGATCAGGCCATCCATGAAGGACACCGCTGTTCTCCTAAGGGAAGGGCTGTCGTGGTACACCCCCACGCCCGCAAGGGTGCACCACGACAGAACGCGTGGATCAACGACCGCCGACGCGGGTGGTGCCCGGGTTGTCCGCGGTGACCGGGGGCTCGTTGTCGGGTGCCTTCGGGATCTCGGCACCAGGCTTCGGCTGGGCCTTCGGGGCAGCCCTCTTCGCCGCGGCCTTCTTGGTCGGCATCACGGTCTTGGCCTTGGCCTTGGCCGTCGGCTTGGACTCGGGCTCGGGCTCCTCTTCCTCGTCGTCGTCCTCGTCCTCGTCGTCGTCCTCTTCCCCAAGGTCGACGTCGGGAACCTCGAACTGCGGCGCCGGCCCCACACCAGGAACGTTCTCTTCCCGCATGAGGATGAGGTTGCGCAGCTCGTCGATCTGGCGCTGCTGGGCCGCGATCTGCGCGTGCAGGGCAGCCTGCTCGATGGCGTCGGACTGCTCCAGGGTCGGCATCCCGGTCGCGGCCGCGGTGAGCGAACCGTCGGGGTCGTCGAGCACCATGAAGACGCGCTGGTCGTCCATGTCGTAGCACTCGTACTGCGGCTTGAACGGGCCGACCTCGTCGCCCTCGACGGTGACGCCGGTTCCCTCCCACGCGGCCTCGGGGTAGACGCCGGGGTAGTAGCCCCAGAGGGTGCGGGCGTTCTTGAACTCGACCTCGCGGGCCTTGTCCTTGCCGGCGTTGATGGCACGCGGATCGCCGAAGCTGATGTACGCGTACTCGGCGAGCAGGATGCGGTTCCTGCCGGGTTCGATCGTCACATCACCCTTGCCATCGTGGCGCAGGATGAGGGGCTTGTCGCCAGTGTTGACGACTCGCAGCAGGTCAAGGTTCATGGTCTCTCTACTTTCGCGAAGTGATGGTGGAAAGGACAGACGGCCCGCCCGCGTTGTGCAGGCGGGCCGTCTGGGCAGGGCTTTCGCAGCTGGAAGCTACATGTGCTCCACGTAGATCGGGGTCAGGACGGGCGGCGTCTGGGACGCGGCGAGGGTGCGGCCGAAGACCGCGCCGACGATGGTCGTGGCGTCGGGCGGGTTCGCGGCGGTTGCGATCATCCGACCCGCGGTGGCCGCGGAGAAGGTGAGCGCGACGTCGACCGCGACGCCGTTGAGGACGTCGGCGAGCACGTAGCCCTTGGTGACGACTTCGACCATCTCACCGGCCGCGGCGCCCTTCTTGGCGACACCGACGAACAGGTGACCGGGGCCACCAGTCGGAACAGGTGCGACGCGCAGGGTCGCGGTACCGGCAGCACCGGTCCCGACCGTCTTGACGGCCTGGCCCTTGGTGATGGTGGCCGACGCGATGAACTTCTCGCTCTCGTACCCGAACTGGAGTTCCGCGCCGACCGCGTCCTTGCCGGTCTGGTAGTCCGTGACCGTCTGGTACGCGGCCAGCGGGTTGTTGATGGTTTGGTCCTGAGGCATAGTCCGTGTCTTCCTCTCTCGTCCTGTTGTTCTCAGGCCGTCAGCGCAGTGAGGGCGGCCTGCGAGCGGGCGTTCATGCAGATGAGGTTGCCCGCCCACAGGAGGGTTGACACGAACGCGTCCTGGTTGGTGGGCTGCTCGAAGTCCCGCAGGTAGAAGTCCGCCCGCGGCGAGACGATCAGCGCGAGGAAGTTCTCGTTCAGCGCGATGATCCTGGTGTCGGCGAGGTTGTCGTCGCGAATGAACGGCACGTTCTCGAACAGGAGGTTCGTGAAGCCGGCCTGCGCGAGGGTCTCGTCGTGACCACCGGGCTCGCGGTTGTAGGTGACGTTGTAGCCCGTGGTCGTCAGGTTCAGCGCGTACAGCCGGTTGTAGTTGGTGCCGTTGCCGAAGAAGATCGTCGGGTGCGACGCGCCGTACGTCGCGTTGCCGAACAGGCCTCGCAGCGCGGCGAGCGTGAGCGTCAAGGTGCCCGAGTCGATCACGGACCGCCAGTAGGCGTTGGCACCGACGGACCGATCGATGCCGGCGTAGGTGTTCGACGCGGAGATGACCGCGGCCAGGCCGTCGATGTCCTTCGGGTCTGTGACCCCGTCGGAGTGGACGCCCGCGGCGAGGTTCTCGCCCATCTCCATGTACATCTGCTGGCCGAGCATGTTGATGATGTTCGCGATGGCGAGGGCGCTGTCCGTCTTGATCAGGGTGAGGCCGTCGATCGCGAAGCTGACGTAGTGCTGCTTCCACTCGACGTACGCGTTCTTGACGGTGTCCTGCGGCGCCGTGTTCAGGACGTCGAAGCCGCGGTAGGTGCCACCAGTCGCGCCGGTGAAGCGCCGGTACAGCAGCGGGATCTCGATCTGCGTCCCGCCCTGGATCATCCGCTTGTTGCCACGGATGAGGCGGTAGAGCAGCGCGTTGTTCTTGAGGTACGCGTTGTCGGTGACCTGCGGCAGGATGTACTGCCGTGCGATCGCCGTCAGCGTGTCTTGACCGATGGCAGCCATTCGGTGATTGCCTTTCCCTGACGCCTACTACGCGGCGACTTGTTGAGGTGGACCTATCGGGCGCGTGGTGTCTGGGTACTACGACTTGAGGATGGCTTCGAGATCGCGTGCCATGGCAGCTGCGACTTCCGGCTGAGTCATCTGCCGAACCGTCTGCGGCGGAACCGGGGGCGCGGCGCCCGAGGGCGCGGTGGCGAGAGAACCAGCGCGTGCCTTCCGTGCCTGCACGGGATCAGGTGCCGCGGGGATTCCCGCGGGAGGCTGCGCGCCAGGTGTGATCTGACCGTTCGCGGGCTGCTGCGCGGAGAGCACACGGGTCTTGAGGTGAGGGTTGCGAACAAGTGCCCAGTCGAGAGCCTGCTCCGCGACCACGGTCATGTCCGCGGGGACAAGTACTTGTCCGTTCGCGGGATTGAACCTGGTGTTGGCCTGTACGAGGTGGGGGATGATCTCGGCCTGGATGGCGACCCCGAGGAGGCCCTGGGTCTCTTCGGGGGTCAGCTGGCGGGCCTCCGCGTAGGCCGTGGTGGCTGCGTTGAACTCGGCCATGGTCCGCTCCGCGCCGGCGTTGACCTGCGCCTGATACACCGGGTCGACACTGCCAGGGACCTGAGGTTGACCGGCCTTGAGCGCGTCGATCTCGTCGCGCTGCTTGCGGATGATGTCCGCGACGGCCGGGTCCATGTCCGCGTTCTCAAGGTCCGCGTCACGGGTAGAGCGATGCTGCTGTGCCTTCCAAGCGGAGAACTCGTCGAACTCGGAACGGGGGATCGCGATGGACTGGCCGCTCTCGATCAGGCCGACTGCGGTCTTGACCTCATCGGGAAGCGCTTCGGCCCACGCGGCGAGGCGGATGGCTCCCTGCACCTGGGCGTCGTCGAACGTGACGGTATGGTCCTGTACACCGTCGTTGTAGGTCCAGGTGTAGCCCGGAGGCGGAGTGGCCTCGACAGCACTTCCGTCTCCGGGCTCCACCGCGCCAGCACCGTCATCCGTGACCGTGGCGGTATCGGTGCCGGTCGAACTCGCCGCGCCAGAACCCCCCGGGTCTGACGCGGCGTCACCACTGGTCGACGACGTTCCAGTAGCGGTCTCGTCCACGTTGGCAGCGGACTGAGCGACAGCAGTGGGTGATGTGGCTTGGTCGACGGCCTTGGATACGTCGACCCTGGCGGTGACCTTCGCGGCGGCGTCATCGAGATCGGGGAACCCACCAGGGGGTCCGTCCACCGCGGTGTCGTTTGCCGGCGCGGCTGTGGCCTTCGTGCGCCGCTCGAACTCCGCGAGGACTGAGGCACCCAGGTCGTCGGGCGGCGATAGGGGGTCGCCGTCTTCAACTGGTGTGCCAGCCGGTGTGCCGGGTACTGCGGTCGGGATGTCGCTCACGTGGGGGTGCTCCTAGGCGTGTGCCGCGATCAGGTCGCGGTGAGGATGCGTCGCATCTCGTCGGGGTTCACGGGACCTGGCGACGTCTGCATGCCAGGGTTGCCCATGCCCATCTGCGAAGGCGGCGGCGCACCCATCCCACCCCCAGGAGGTAGCCCGAGCTGCGCGGCGCCCTGTGGGTTCTGGGCGGACTGGGGGAGGATGCCGGCCTGTTGCATCATCCGCTCCGGGTTCCGGATCTCCCCCAGCACCATCGTCTCCAGCTGGATCAGGAACGGCAGGTCCGCGTCGGCAAGGCCCTTCATGGTCGCGATCTGCTTCATGAGGACTTCGAGAGCCCCCGCGTACGTGTCGTTCGATGATCCAGCCATGGTCGACTACTTGTTGCCGCCGCTGCCGCCGTAGGTGACCGGCGTCGGGTTGGAGGGACCGCGCTCCTTGGCGAGCGGGTTGGTCCCGTACTTGGTGCCGACCGTGTGGCCGAGCTTCACGAGCGGCGCGTTGCCCGCCTTGGGGGTGCTGGCATCCGGCATGGTGATGGTCCTTTCAGCGGGTAGCTGTGGGCTCGTGTACAGACTAGCCGGTAGCGACACCTAGAGGGGTCACTTCGAGGCTGTCGAACATGACGGGGCTGTTCGACGAGTGGTGCGCGGCTCCCCACCCGAACTTGCCTGACGCGGGAACAGTCGCTCCGGCCACGGTCGAGAGGTCGAAGTTGAGGGTCCACCCGAACGACTCCCATGAGGGTGGTCCCGATGGCAGTGGGCCGGCTGCACCACCGTTGAGGTCGAGCCCCTTGTCGGGCCAGAACCGGGCCTGGAGGATGTCACCGGTTGGGCCAGGGATGATCCTGGACTCACACCATGCCGGGTGGTTCAACACGATGGTTCCCGCGCCGGCTGCCGCGTCGTCTGCCTGGTTGTCGATCCACTTCGGCTGGAACGTGGTCTGGTCGACGTCGCTCACGTACCGACGCCCGTCGTAGGTGTTGTCAGTGCCGTCGATGAGGACACGGTCACCGATGCGGATGTTGTGTCCTGCCGGCACACCGGTCGCGGTGACGATGCCGTTGGCCCGCACGGCATCGGTGAACGGGTAGGTCACGGCAGTCATGGTCGAGAAGTTGGTCGACGCGTTGCCGAGAAGGATCATGTTCCCCGCGCCGGCACTCGCGTCGACTCCACCATTGGTCTGCGTCCACTGGGCCGTGGTATCAGTGACAGCCGAGAGGATGTATGATCCGTTGTACCCGACGTCGGCGAACCCTACGACAACAGGGTCACCAACCTTCCACCGGGTGTTGAGCCCTGGTGCCGCGCCGACCGCGGTGACAAGACCCGCGCCGTCACGTGACGCGTCGGTGAAGGTTGCTCGATCGACGATCGCGGCGCCAGCTGAGACGAACCCCGTGCCGTCCAGGTTGGATTCCCACACGCCACCCGAGGGTGAACCGAAGATGCCGTCCCATAGCACGACGGCGCGGATCTTGGTCGCGGTCTGCTGTACACGGTGGGCATGGACGTGCTGAATGAGCCCATCGGCAGGGGGGTGGGACGCCCACCGCGACTTGATGGTGCCGTACGGCGCGGCCGGGATCTTCGGGGGTGTCCACAACTCATGGCGCTGCGAAGACAGTCCAGTACCACCGAGGACACGGAAGACCAGCTTGCCGTGCTCGAACGAGAGCGCGCTGTCCGGCGCGTTGGCGGCGTCGGGACTGAGGACGTAGCGGGTCCACTGAGCGGGGTTGGGTCCACCCCGCGTCTTGACCGTGTAGGTATCAGCGGTCACACCACTACCGAACCGCTGTCAGAGCCGATGCCGGTGGTCGAGGTCGCACCCTTGTGGCGCGTCGTGACCTCGCCGTTCCTCTCCAGCGTCTCACCGCCGGTACCCCAGCCACCGTACGCGCAGTCAGGCGCGGCAACGAACGGCATGCCGGGGACGTTCTCCCCCTGCCGCATGTCGGGGTACTCGATGGTCGAGGGCTCGCTGAACGCGTTGCCGACCGTGTCGTTCTCGTTGTACGGGTTGCCGTCATAGTCGGCCATGGTCGCTCCTCTACTTCTTCTTGTCGGCGCCAGACGCGGCAGCCATTGCCTTCTGCTCCATGGTGCGCTGCGCCACGAGCGCGAAGTTGGGCCACTGGACCGCCTTGAGCACCTCGTACTCGTCGATAACGCCGAGCTGGTACAGGTGCTTCGCTTCCGCAGCGCGTGCCTGCTTGGAAGTGGGCAGCTGCGAGCCGGCGTCGGCCATGAGCGAGAACCGCAGGGGGACACGTCCACTGATTCTCGCGGTACCGTCGGCGTCAAACTCGGTCTCAGGTGGTGTGTAGAAGTGCCGTGCCCGCAATGCGAGGTGGGTCCGTTGCCCGTCCGGTCCGATGAGCGACATGAGCCGTTCCTCGGTGTAGAACTCGCCAATGTTCGCGGACATCTTCGCGGCGACGTCGCGGAGGGCTCGCTCCAGTTCACGGAGACTGGCTCGCACGCGAACGAACGCGGCGTCCTGTACCGAGTCAAGGACGCCCTGCGCGTTACGTCCGGTAGGGGCGAACCCGCGGATCATCGCGCTGAGCCCTGAGATGGTCTCGATGCGCGAGTCGTAGTACTGGACGAGCTGAATGCTCATCTGGGGATGCACCTGCGGGGGGTTCAGCCATCCGACCGTCTGTGGTGTGCCCTCAAGGCGCTGTCCTGGCTTGTTGGTGAATCGCTTGTTCCGTGTCGCGCTCCGCATGTCCTCCACCAGCACGGGGTTGCCCATGAGGTAGATGTTGCGGTTGATCGACATGAGCAGCCAGTTGATGATGCGCTGAATAGGTGCAAGGAACTCGACGATGCAGGGACCGTAGAACTCGCCTGTATCGAACAGGACTTGCCGCGAGTAGGGATGCGTACCGTACGCGTTGACTTCCGAAGCAGGCTGGTCGAGGAGGACCGCGTTGCCACACACGACGATGCAGCGCCAGTCGTCGGCGACCTTGGTCACGTTAGGGTCGTCGGTCTTCTCCAGGATGTAGCCACGCACCCATGCTTCGAGAACGGTGACGATCGGCGCGTCAGTCGGCTTGACGGGCGTGTTACCGGTTCCTTGCCGCGCGTATGAGGGTGTGGTCGCGGGCGCGAGCGCGCCCATGGCGACGCGTGGCTGCCGGCTGTTGACCTGATCGTCGAGCTTGTGGGGGGCTTCGTCAATGTCTTCGAGGAAGTTCGCGGCCCTGATCTTCGCGGCGGAGCCAGGCCACGCGCGGTCAGCGTCCGCGATGGTCATCTGCTTCGCTTCGATGAAGTGCGTCGCGTCCTGGTCGGACTTCGCATGCGGATCGGGGTAGAGGGTGAAGGGATCGACGCGTCGGAAGGCCGAGTCACCTAGGCCCTCAGCGAGCCACGGTTCCCATGTCGTCTTGTAGTAGCAGATGCCGTAGGTGTAGATATCCCACAGCGCCTTGACAATTTCGCCGTCGAGGCCATAATTCATGAACGCGGCGTTGAGGCAGACGTTCATGTCCTGCGCAAGTTCTTGGTAGAAGTCCCAGTACGGCGACATGGGCTCAGCCGAGGGAGTCACCTCAAGCGCGGGCCTCTGGTCGGTCATCCACGCGGTGGCAGACGCGACAGTAGGCCAGATGGACGACACCGCGGGTTCCTCGTCCCATGGTGAGCCACCCGGCCTGTACTGCTTGTTGTTCAGGACGTAGTAGTTCTGCTTCCATTGCCGCATGATGTTGCGGCGAGCCTCGCGGGCGCGCATGAACAGTTCACGCACGAGCATCGCGACGGATTCAGAGGTCGGCTTGCCGGCCGTGTCACGCGCCGGTACGTCACCGTTGGGTGAGGTGGGACCATTCGAGGTCGACGACACCCGTGGTCCGTAGGCGACGGTCTCCAGGACGTCGATCGACGACATGTGGTCGAGTGTACGTGATCACGGTCGTACTGGGTGGACGTCCCGAGCCCAGACGCGGCACAGCCCCCCGAGCTGGCCTGGGAACCGAGCTACGAGGGGCTGTGAGACATCCGCACCCTCCCCGAAGTGAGGGCTGAGCAGTAGGAGGACACACCGGCCTATCCGCTCATCCGAGCATATCATCGATGCCGGAGCCGTCAAGACCCAATCGTCACTGTGTATGCAGAACCACGCGCGCTCATGTGGTCACTCGATCAACGGCAGCAGGGGCGCCCCGCGACGTGACCTCTCCACGTTCGACTCGTAGATACCATCGCCAGTCGCGCCGAACGCGTCATGGTCCCCGTACTCCAGTGGCGCGTACTTGTGGGGGATGCCGGTCTGTTCCTCCGCGATCTCACCCTTGATGCGCAGCTCAGTCTTGAACTTGTTGAAGTCGGAGACCGGCGCGCCGATGGTGGAGTTCCAGTGGTCGTGCATCATGGGCTTGACCGCGACCGACCAGACGCGCTGCCACACTCCATCTTGACGACAATTGTCGCAGTACCCCGCGAGCCTGTCTGCACGAGTAGTGCTTGTCGCGCGAACGCCACACCCTTCGCGTCCATACCTCGGACTGCCAACACATTTGTACTCATAGATGGTCATATCACACCACTCCTTCGCGTGGGACATCCCAGGCTTCCCATGGGGCCTGTTCGCGTCCTTCGGGGGCACCACCGACGGGCGTGTCACGCGGTGCATTGTCTCTCACTAGCGCGTGGCCAGCTGTAATGCCTGGCCGTACCGGTCCACTACGAGGCACACGTGTTTCGAGCGTCTCCGTATAGGGGAGCGGAGGTGGTTCGATCGCGTGGACTGTCACCGCGATCGCGAAGGCCATGACCCCATCGTCGTAATCACTGCCATCGCTGTTCTCGTACCCGCCTTCCTTGGTGGTGACGAAGTCGCGCATCTCCAAGAGAGTTGTCTCGTCGTGGATGACGAGCCCGTACCTTTGTCCACCGATCTCAATCACTGGGTCGAGCACGAGTTTCTTGAGGTGTGAGATCGCGAGGTGCTTGGTGACTTCGGATGTCTGCCATCCCGCGAGATCTTCACCAGTTGGCTTGCCGGGCATCTTCGCGACGTTGGTCATGCGGAAGACGTTCGGGTAGTTGTCGGCGACGATACAGCCAACCGTCGCGTAGCCTGGACCAGTCTTCTCGGGTGCGAGCAACGCGTCGTTGTAGTAGGCGCCTACGAGCTGCATATCCTTCCCGAAGTTGATCGGGTCGATCTTGCGCCGGTACACCGCGACCTGCTCAAGAGTTCGCCGGTTGATCACCTGTACGCACGCGTAATCTCCCGCGGTAGTGTGCGTCGGGTCCGCGCCGCATAGGTACACACCCCAGTCACGATCGACTGAGGGTTCCGCGAATATCTTGAACCATCCAAGCCTGTCCTCTTGGAACACGACCCGGTTGCCTTTGCGGATGAGGGTACCCCTCTTGCCTGTCCGCGGCACATAATGGGAGATGAGGTCTTCGAGGGGGAAGACGTTGAGGCCGGTCGAGATGAAGGCCTCGTGCGGTGTGGATGGGTACTCCTGGTGGAACTTGTTGACGTCGTTCTGACACTTGTTTCGGATACACCATCTACGCCAAATGAGTCGTTCGTCGGAGAGCCCGAACTGTTCGCGTAGACGTAGTTCCTCTTCGTCAAGCGGACCAAGGTTGGCGTACTGGTGGCGAATCTCCGCGGGGATGTATGCGGCGGTGTACTCGGGATGCTCGTGCCACGGGTAGAAGACGAACTCGAACTCTGACTCACCCTTCATCGCGTCGGTGCACTTCTTGTGGAAGTAGTTGCCGACGCCGTTCGCGGTGGACTCCAGGAAGATCACGTTGAGCCCGAACGTGGGGATGGACTGGTCCAGACCAGTCATGAGAGTTTCGGGATCAGGCCAGAACGCGACCTCTGACGCGTGCAGGGAGTGGATAGTGAGCGACCGGCCAGTCTTGGCGTTCGCGGCTGTCGAGACGTTGATGTCGCTCTTGTTGGTCCACGAGAGGTGTGTCAGCCCATTGTACTTCTCGGTATAGTGCTTGGCATAGGCGTAGGTCTCCCAGTACCGCTTGGTCATCTCCAGGATGCCGGTCGCGGAGTCCTTCTCGTGGGAGACGATCTTGGCCTTGAAGTCGTCGTACAGCATCGCGAGCACGAAGTTGATGGCCTCGATGATCGTCGATATGCCAATCTGCCGTGCCTTGAGGACTGCTATGCGGACCTGCCCTCGTGACGCGAGCTGGTTCTCACAGCGCCGCACAAAGTCGCGCTGCGCGTAGTTCATGACGTCACCGAGGCGCGCTATACGCTTGTCCTTAGTGAGGATCTTGAGTTCAGAGATGAGAGGCATAAGCCGCGCGTTAATCGGCGCGGTGATAGGTACGGGACCTTCTTCCTCTTCCATCTCAACGATGGCCATGACTTAGTCCAGGCTGTCGATCTCGCCGCGCGCGTACATCTTGATGCGCTCGTATCGCTCGGCGTCTTCGGCTTCGGACGCGTTGACGTCGGCGCCGGTCATAGAACGCATGAGCCCGGGGACGACCTGCTTCATGAGGAGAGCCTTCTCACTGGGGCTGCCGTACTGGATGATGCGTTCGGCCTCGCTCAGGAGCGCGTTGACGAGTCGCTTCATCCGTCGCCGGATCTGCGGGTCATCCGCGACTACTTGCGCGGCAACGTCCGCGAGGGGGTCAGCACGCTTGTTGGGCACCGCACCGTCCTTCTATGCAGTCACGACAGGCGCGACCCTTGGGCTCGTAATCCTCACCTTCGCACCACACCTTCTCGCAGCAGCACGCGACGAGCCGGTCCTGCATCCGCTGTATAATGCATGTGCCCGGTCGCCGGAAGATGTTAGGCATCGGGGGGAACCTCTTGTGTATCGGAGTTCGCCAGTAGCTCCAACATGACAACCTCCGGATCGGACGTGGGTATTGCAGCTTCACGCAACGCGTCAAGCAACACGTCCTCGCGGATCACCCACCACTTCGGCGCGTTATGCGCACCCATAGTACTCGTCGATCGTGACGGTGCAGTTGTACGAGCGCTCGCCTATCAGAAGTCGTCGCTCGGGTAGGTACTCGTCATTGCCGATCAGCGTGTGTGTCGATGTGAGTCGACCATACGCTGATGTCTCTTCCCTGGCGTTGTCGAAGTCTGCGTCAGTTGTCGTCGTCATCTTCGTCCTCCTCGTCGAAGACATACTCGCGCCTGACCTGCCAGAGATCAATGACGAGGGCATGTTCACCGCGGCCTACGAACGATGCGTCGGTGAGGAGGTGCGCGAACTCGGTGGATGTCGCGAGGGAGAGGACGGCGATGGAGCCGCGAAGTACCTTGAAGTCCTGTACACCAGCTAGCAGGACTCCGATGTGGTCCATGATGTCGGGATCGACCTCCATGTACCGGTTGGGCAGGAGGTAGTCGGTATCCGGGAAGTCGCCTTGCAACTCCCCTTCGGCGCGGGCGTGAGCACGCCGTCGAGCCACCTTCGCGGTGTTCTCGTGCTTGGTCTTCTGGCGTTCACCCGCGTCGCGGGGCGGTGGCCCCCCGACGCGGGTGGTGCGACCAACCTTGGTCCCGACCTTGGTCACTGGTTGAGGACCACCGCGGCGATGCACGCCTGACATGCGTCGCGGACCGCGTAGGCGGCGCGGATGGCGTCGGGGCCTTCGGACATGCATGGTCCAACGAAGTCGATCAGCTCGTCGAACCCTTGACGGATGATGTCGAGGAGGTCGCCGGTGTCCGCGTCCTTGGGCGGGTGGTGCGCGACGAGATGCTTGGCCTTCTCCGTGAAGGTCGGGAAGATGTAGTTGGGTGGTGGTGTAAGCGCGTCGGGAGTGTCGGGAGTGGTGTCGGCTGTGGTGTCGTCCATGGTCACTGTGCTCCGTTCGGGATGAGCGGGTTGGGGATGTCGAAGGGCAAGGCTGCGCTGGCCGGCGTGTCGAACCCGAATCCGGGGATGCCGGTGGGGTTGTGGTCGGCGGGTCCGACCAAGGCCGCGTCGCGGCGCTCGGGCTCGATCCACCGGTCGGTGGGGTCGGTGTCGTCGATGACGTCGAGCTGCTGGTAGTCGGCGTTGACGTAGTCGCGGGCGATGCGCTCGGCCTGCTCCCCTATGGAGAGAGGCGCGACGACTGGTGTGGCTGCGGTCTGGACGGCCTTGCCGACGGCTGTGCTGACGCGCTCGACGGCGTCCGCGACGGAGTAGGAGATGGAGCCCTGCATGCGGGCCAGGGCGGCGAGGAGGTGTTCCTGGGCGGCCGTGTAGCTGGCGGAGAGGGTGGCACGGGTGGCCCGCTGATCGGCGAGGACAGCAGCCATGGTGTCGCGCTGATCGACCTGGCTCGACGCGAGGTTGTCGGCGAGGAGACACATCATGGCCTGGTTCGCGTGGCCGAGCTGTGTGAGGGCCTTGGCCGCGATGACGAGCGCACCGACTCCGACCAGGGCGAACATGACAGAGAGGAGTCCCATGCATCGAGTGTACAGCAAAGAACAATGTACCCCCAGACTTCTCCGCACCGCGTGATGCTACGCGAGG